TCGACGAACCACTCACTGAACTTGAACAGGATCAGTTAAACACTGGTTGGTATTATTTCCTCGCCACACCGGAAGCTTATCCTGCTCTATACGGCTACGTTGACGAGTCGAGAGGCTACCCAATCGGCGGTGCTAAAGCTAAGACCATCCACGGTCTACCACCAGCCGAAGAACTCATGACTGCTAACGACGGCAGTGGTCAGCTAATGTTACAGCTAGCAACTTGGAGAGTGACACCTGACGATCTCACTGCGCTCCAGCCTTATATCGATCAAGGAGTTCTATCTATCGTTACTGAACTTGAATGGTTGTCTGTTAAACCTGAGCCTATAGAGGAACTCTAATAAAAATCACAATGAACGAAACCGCCCAACAAACCTACACCCGCCTTGAGGGGGATCGTTATCAATACCTTGACCGCGCACGGGCTTGCTCTAAGCTGACCCTTCCGTATGTCATGCCCGAGGAAGGCTTCGGTCCCCACAGTCGCCTTGATACTCCCTTCAGTGGTGTTGGTTCTCGTGGTGTTAACAATCTTTCATCGAAGCTACTCTTAGCTTTGCTTCCCCCTAATGCTCCCTTCTTTCGCCTCCAGGCTGACCAGCGTAAGCTAGCCGAAGAGGAGACCCCACCGGAACTCTTAAGTGAGATCGAATCATCCCTGCAAGCCCTTGAGGGTTTGGTTATGGATGAGGTAAGCCTCGGAGCCTACCGTGTAACAATCCACGAAGCTCTCAAGCATCTCATCATCACAGGGAACGCCCTCCTTTATCTACCGGACAGCGGAGGACTCCGTGTGTTCCACCTTGATAGATTTGTTGTTGAGAGAGACCCTATGGGTAACCTCCTTAAGGTCGCCACAAAGGAAACCCTTGCGTTCTCTACGCTTCCCGAAGAAGTCCAAGCGGCTCTTGTCCAAGGCGACCCCAACCTCGACACCGCCGAAAGCAAGCTCGATCTCTACACCTCATGCTGCCTGATCAAAGGATCGTGGCACATACGCCAAGACGTTAATGGGGTGAACATTCCTGGTGCTGGTGGTAAGGTTCCCAAGGATCGCAATCCGTTCATCCCCCTAAGACTTTCTAGGATCGACGGTGAGGCATACGGTCGTGGTTTCGTTGAGGAATACCTCGGTGACATCCAGAGTCTTGAAGCGTTGACCAGAGCGATTGTCGAAGGATCAGCCGCAGCAGCCAAGGTGTTATTCCTTGTGAACCCCAACGGGACTACACGCGCACGGACGCTGGCTGAAAGCCCCAACGGTGCGATTGTTCAAGGCAATGCTGCTGATGTTAACACTCTCCAGCTTGGTAAGTTCAACGACTTCCGCACGGCTCAAGTCACAGTAGAAGCCATCAAAGACCGTCTCGGTGGAGCTTTCTTGCTTACATCTGGTGTGGTGCGACAGGCTGAACGTGTTACCGCCGAGGAGATCCGAATGCTGTCACAAGAGCTAGAGACTTCCCTTGGAGGAATGTATAGCCTCCTTGCCAGCGAGATGCAGTTGCCTTTAGTAACACGATTCATGATGGTCATGCAAAAGAAGAAGACGCTTCCTAAACTTCCTAAAGATCTCGTGAAGCCTGTGATTGTTACAGGTGTAGAGGCTCTTGGTCGTGGTAACGATCTCTCTAAGCTTGACCTGTTCCTTGCTGGTGCTGCCCAAGTGGTTGGCCCACAGGCTATTGGACAATTTGTTAATGTTGAAGACTACTTCAAAAGACGCGCTACCGCTCTCGGCATCAAGACTGACGGACTCATCAAGAGTTCTGAGCAGATGCAACAGGAAGCCCAGATGGCGCAAATGCAAGCTCTCAGTGAGAAGCTCGGACCCGCTGGTATTAAAGCCTTGAACGATCAGTCGTTAGCGGGTAATATGCCGGAGGTTGAACCACCTGAATAGTAATGGAATCCGTAACATACAACGACCCGACTCCCGAGGAGAACATCTCTTTGGAACAGCAAGCAGCAATGCAAGAGGAAGCGCAAGAACAGCGTAACCAGCAACAGCCGCAACAACAACCCGAGGAAACCCCAACGGAAACACCGGAAACACCGGAACGCCCTGAGTGGCTCCCCGAGAAGTTCGATAGCCCCGAGTCTATGGCTGAAGCCTATGGACAACTGGAGCAACGCTTCCACGAAAACAATAACAACAACGAACAGTCCGAAGACAACTCGGAGGAAGCTGAAGCGACACCCGCAATGGGTGAGGCCGTGACAGCAGCCTCTGACGAATACTACGAGAATGGGACGTTATCCGACTCAGCCTACCAGAGTCTTGAAGAAGCTGGATTGAGCAGGGATGTTGTTGATACATATGTCCAAGGTTTTGAGGCACTCCAAGCCCAGCAAGAAGAGTCTCTTCAAGCGGAGATCGGAGGAAAAGATAACTATGAGTCTATGGCCGAATGGGCATCTACCGCTCTCACTGACCAAGAACAACAGGTCTACAACAACACCGTAGAGAGTGGAGACAGGGATGCCGCTGCGATGGCTATCCGAGGTCTCTATGCTCGCTATGTGGCTGATGGAGGAGATCCTGTAGCTCTTGTCCAAGGAGGCACTGCTGGCAGCGCATTGGCTGTTCCCTTTGGCTCTAGCTACGAGATGACTCAATCTATGTCTGACCCGCGCTACGAGAACGACGAAGGTTACCGTAGAAGTGTTGAAGCTCGCATTGCCGTCACCCCTTAACCCCCACAACAATATGTCTAACATTATTACCTACATCCTGGAGCACTCTACAGAACTCATTGGGATTGCTACCTCCATTGTAACAGCCGCTAGTGCTATCGCTGCGTTAACACCTACACCCCAAGATGACACTTGGGTTGGCAAGGCGTATCGCGTCGTTGACTGGCTTGCGTTGAACATCGGACGAGCTAAGGACTAACACTTATAGCCGTGAAGCTGTCTCTACTACTCCTAAAACTACTTATATCATTCCCAAAAGTAGCAGAGGCACTTCGCGGTCTTTTAGACAGCTATGAAGAAGAGTTATATCGTCGTAGGCATAGCGACATGCGTGATGTTATTGATGACTGGATGCGCTCCGACTCTTCGTCCGACAAAGCTCCCCTACTTTTTAGAGAAGCTAAACCAACATCAATTCAGTCCCGAAGAGAAAAGAACAATGGGGGAGATACTTCACTACATCAACGACCTAGAGAACGATGCCCAATAAACGAAAAGGATTGTCCCTTAGAAAAGAACACAAGTCCGAAAAAGGAGGACTGACTGAGAAAGGGAGAAAATACTACAACCAAAAGACAGGTAGTAATCTTAAGAGACCGCAACCAAAGGGAGGCCCAAGGAAGCGGTCTTTTTGTGCGCGTATGTCAGGCGTTAAAGGACCGATGAAGGACACTAAAGGTCGCCCCACCAGGAAAGCCTTGGCACTGAGAAGGTGGCAGTGCTGATAATTTTTAACCAATAACAACAACAACAACTAAAATGCCCAAAGTAGGAAAGAAGAAATACCCGTATACCGCCGAAGGAAAGAAAGCCGCAAAGAAAGCAGCCAAACGCTCTGGATTGAAGCTTAAGAAGACCAAGGGTGGTTGAAAGTAGTGTTGTTATTTAATTCAAGTTCTGAATCCCACAATGGCTAAGATTTGCCCCAAAGGAATCTCATGGGCTAAACGCACGTTCGACAAGTATCCGAGTGCTTATGCTAACATGGCGGCATCAAAGTATTGCAAAGACCCGAACTACGGGAAAGGCAAGAAGAAGAAGTCGAAGTTAACAATTAAAAAGAACAAGAACCGTGGGTGAGTTAGCTAAATGGAGAAACCAGAATTGGGTCCGTATTGGAACCGATGGAAAGATCAAAGGCGAATGCGGAACCTCAAAGAACAAAAAGAACCCAGACCGATGTCTTCCATTATCGAAAGCGAGATCCCTAAGCATCCCCCAACGTGCGGCGACTGCGAAGAAGAAGAAACGTGCTGGCGCGAAAGGGAAGCAATTTGTTGCGAACACCCCGAGTGCCCGTGTGAAACGGAAGAAGCAGAGCTAGGGGACATCGTTCAAATATACTTTTTAGACCACGCGCAAGACAGCGAGGATGGTCCAATTTTATGCACCGTCTATGGTTGTGTTATCGACCAAGGCGATTATTACATCACAGTCGCTTCGTGGCAAACCCACATAGCTGATTTTGAAGATACAACTTTCACCATTGTTACAAGCTGCATTACTAGCTTGGTGGTGTTAAAACAACAACCGTCATCATAACGATAGACTCCGTAACGAGGCCGAAGATGAGACCCACCGAGGTGGACAATCAATAACTCTGAACCCGACCACTGGATACATCTGATTGAGGACACCCTTAAACCAAAAACAAAAATAGAAACCATATATTATGGCTAACGGAAATACTACTGCGTCCCGCTTGGGACAAATCAACGCTTCTGGCGATGTCGATGCGTTGTTCTTGAAGGTGTTCTCAGGAGAAATCCTGACCACCTTTGAAGAGATGAATGTTATGAAGGGTCTTCACACGATCCGCACCATCTCTAACGGAAAGTCTGCTCAGTTCCCTGTAACTGGAATTGCGACTGCTAAATACCACACGGCTGGAGAAAACATTGCTGACGCTGGAAACAGCTATCTCAGTTCTGTTAAGCACGCTGAGAAGGTCATCACGATTGATGATGTTCTCCTTGCTTCCACCTTCATCTCTAACATTGATGAGCTTAAGAACCACTACGATGTCCGTAGCATTTACGCTAAGGAACTCGGAAAGGCTCTTGCCAAGCGTTTCGATGTTGCGACCATGAAGACTCTCGTTGCTGCTGCTCGTTCTGCTACCACCATTACTGGAGGCAAAGCTGGCATCGCTATCGACGGAGGTGAGGCGGCTGACTTTACTGCTGCTGTCATCCAAGAGAAGCTCTTTGAAGCTGCTCAGAAGTTGGATGAGAACGACATCCCGAACGATGGACAGCGTTACGCTATCTTGAAGCCTGGTGATTACTACAAGCTTCTCCAGTCTGGCGAAGAGGTAATCAACCGTGACTTCGGTGGTCGTGGTGACGTTGCTACTGGATCGCTTCCAATGGTTGCTGGTCTTCGCATCTTCAAGTCCAACCACCTCTCTGACGTTGCTGTCGCCGAGGCTTCACAGGATCAGGATGACGATAGCTCCAACAACGATGTCTTCGGAGGCAGCGGAACCGGATACAACGGTGACCTCTCCAAGACCTTCATCATTGGTGGACACCCGTCTTCTGTCGGAACCGTCAAGCTGCTTGACCTCGCTACCGAGAGCGATTACAAACTTGAGCTTCAAGGAACCCTGTTCGTTGCTAAGTATGCAATGGGCCACGGTGTTCTTCGCCCAGAGGCTGCGTTTGAAATCAAGGACGCTGACTAATACCACACCAAGGTTTTCATCCCTGTCCCCTTCGGGGGATGGGGGTGTTACCTTCCCTTTCCTTCTTCTTTTATAATAACAACAACTATGGCTACCCTGACTTCTGAACTTAATGCGGTTAACACCATGCTGGGATACATCGCGGAATCTCCTGTTAACTCCATTGCAGACACAACTGCCCTGCCACCGTCAGCGGCATTAGCTAAAGGTATTCTTGATGAAGTCTCTCGCGAGGTTCAACAAGAAGGGTGGCATTTCAACACAGCTAAGGACTACAAACTAACGGCCAACTCATCTAACGAGATTGTGTTACCGGATAATGTCCTTCAAGTAGACTCTGTTGATAACCAACACGATGTAGTCCAACGGGGAACCAAGCTGTTCAACCGTAAGGATTACACAACGACTTTCACCATTGATGAGATCAAGGTAGACATTACCTTCCTTTTAGAATTCATCGAGCTTCCCGAACAGGCTCGCCGTTACATAACACTCAAGGCATCCCGTATGTTCTCCAACAGGATTGTTGGTTCGCGGGAGATTGAAGCACTTATCTATCGGGACGAGATCATGGCTAAATCAGCTATGGAAGAAGCCGAAGGAACCAACTCAGACCGCACCATCTTTGACAACTACGACACCGCAGGACGCATCGGTATTAACCGGAGAACTGACCTTGCGTAATCACTAACATGGCTAACATCACCACATCCGTCCCTAACTTGATTCAAGGAGTAAGCCAACAGTCTCCTCGGGTCAGGATTCCTGGTCAATGCGAGGATCAGCTTAATGCTCTTCCTACGGTCACCAAGGGACTCACCAAGCGTCCACCTGCGCGGCTTATCCAAAAGCTTACCGATGCGAACGTCTTCAACAAAGGAGACATGATTCACTTCATCGAACGCAGTGCGACCGAACGGTATGTGGTTGTTATTGAACACAGAAGCCAGAGCGACCGACAAGGTGTTCTTAGGGCGTTCAATGTGGACACAGGAGCGGAGGCAACGATTGAGGGTGTTACTGGTGGTTATAACATCAATAACAATTACCTTGCGATACCCACCGCTTCAGACTCCCACAAGCTCCTCAAAGCTCGCACCCTTGGAGACAGCACGTTCATCCTTAACACCACCAAGACTGTCGCCAAAGGTACGGAGAAGTCCCCCGCTCTCGACAAGTCACGCGCTTTGGTGTTCATCAAGCAAGGTGACTTCGGTAAGAAGTATGGTCTTAAGTTTCGTGACACGGGAAGTTTCAGTGGATCAGGGGCGACCTTCAATTTGACATGGAGGATTCACCATTTCAAAGATGCTGAGAGAGTGTCATACCGCTTGGACTCTATTTCGGTCGCTACAGGGGGATCAGGTTATGCCGACAATGACTCTCCCACCTTAGAATTCGCCAACGTAAACTGGCATGTCAGACCTGAGATTGTTACAACTATTGTAGGCGGTGTTGTCACGAAGGTTGATTTAGTTAACCCAGGAGCTACGCAATACGGATTATTCAATCGCTCCTTTCCGGCTACTGCATCATCTTCCGCTCCTTTTGAGGAAGTCTCTATAACAACTCAACTATCTGCGGGTGACCTTAAAGAAGAAATAGCCGATTCCACAACAATAGCCAACGAGCTTCACCGTGCGCTTACGGGTCTAAGTCCGACGAACATTGGCGGAGACGTTTACGCGCGCTCCTCACAACAAGCAACATCCAGTTTTACAGCAAAATACACCAGCATCCTCAAGGACGGCTCAATCATCATCCAAAGAAATGACGGAAGGGACTTTCATGTTGAAGCCTTCGACGGTCTTAACGGATCTGGATTAGGATTAGTCCACAAAGAAGTTGATGCTCTCAGTGACCTTCCGGTGCGCTCACCTGATGGCTTCCGTATCGCAGTCAGGGGTGACTCTGATGCTAACGAGGATGACTACTACCTTAGATTTGAGGCTAACGATGGGCTAGCCTTTGGAGAGGGTGGATGGGTTGAAGACGTAGGCCCAGACCTTGAAGTTGCCTTTGACGTTAACACCCTTCCTTTACAGTTAGTCAACACTGCTCCCAACACTTTCACACTCAGCACTACCTCATGGGGAAGACGAGAAGCTGGCGACGATGAGACCAACCCGTTCCCTTCCTTTGTCGGAAAGACGATCAACAACATGGTCTTCTTCAAGAACCGCTTTGGGTTCATCTTCCAGGATATTATCGTGCTGTCTGAGGCTGCTGAACTGTTCAACTTCTTTAGGACCACCGTAAGGACGCTTCTGGATACCGCTCCGATTGATATAACATCTGCCACCGCTAACGTGACTGACCTCCGCAGCAGTATTGCATTCCAAGAGAATTTGTTATTGTTTGGTAACCGTGGTCAGTTCGTCTTGAAGGGCGACCCGTTGACCAACGACACGGTAACACTCAATGCCATCACGAACTACAACTCGGACACCACCTCGGACCCGCTTGCAGTAGGATCGTATGTTTACTTTCCGTATGAGCGTGGAGAGTTCCTGGGAGTCCAAGAGTATAGCCTTAACGCCACCACGGATGTCTATGACTCCGATGAGATCACCACACAGATCCCGGCGTATATTCCTAAAGGGGATGTGTTATTTTCTGCGGGGACATCCTCAGAGGAACTCTTGGCGTTCGCCTCTGGAGGCAAGGACATCTACCTTTACAAATACTTCTTTAATGGACGAGAGAAAGTCCTGAGTTCATGGGGCAAGCTAACGATGTCATTTGATGTCATTGGGATGCACTTCATGAAGAGTTCGTTGTTCTGTGTAGGCGACAAGACCGGACAGTCAGTGATCTCTGAGATTAAGTTTGAAGAGCTACGCTTGGAGAGTGACACCACAGGAGGCTTTACGATTCACCTTGATCTCCTCAAGAAGCACACCTTCACGCAGAGTGTTGTTACTGACGCAGTGAACATCACCATTGACCTCGGGTTCGTCCCAGAGAGTGGAGATGTAGTTGAGGTGTATGACTTGGATGGAAGGAAACTGAACATTGTTTCAATTAACAACAACACCGCCACCATCCAGGGCTTCTACAAGACATGCTTCTCTGGTCTTAAATACAACATGGAATGCACCTTGAGTGAGCCTGTGTTCAAGCAAGGAAACCCTCCGACATCCTCGGGCCTCGCGCGGTTGATCCTTCGGAATGGCACGTTGTTCTTTTCGGATGCTTCATCGTTCCAACTTGAGGTAACACCACGCGCCCGTGACAAGAGAGTTTTCTC